AGGTCACCGAGGAGACGAACTGAAAGTTAGCGTCAGGCATGGTCTTATTTCGTGCGCTTGGCGTAGGGGCCGCGGCGGTTGATGTTCGACCAGGACAGGTTCGCCAGCGCGATCCAAGAGCGGACGGCGCCGACGGAGACGCCGAGGGCCTTGGCCGCATCGGCCTGAGACTTGCCGGCCGTGTTGAGAGCGTTCAGTTGCGGGAGCACGCCGGCCAGACGGCGGGCGGCGTGGGGGAGCACCGGGCGGGACAGCCGGAGGGGGCGGTCGCCGACGGTGATCAGGTCGATGGGGTCTTGGTTCATGTGGGTGGGTGGAGAGGGTTACTTGGCGGCGTTGATGGCGGCCTGATGGGCGGATTCGTAAGCGACGACCTTGCCTTCGGCGTCGGACTTCCATGCGCCGCGGAACTCGACGACCATGCAGTGAAGGTCGATGAAGTAGGCGATGCGCTTCTTGGTGACCATAGGGCCGAAGTCGGCCGAGGTCGGAGCGTGGCAGATGCAGTCGACGCGGATGCGGCCGGAGCCGTAGTCGATGCCGTACAGTTCGTAGGAGGCGCGGCTGTCGGCCTTGGCGCGGTGTTCGATGATGATGTCCTTTACCGCCTGGAGGCGTTCGGGTTCGGTGATCTTGATGATGCCTAGGGTGCTCATGGTGTGGGTGGGAAATTAGCGGTGGCTGCGGACGGCCTTGGCCTTGACCGGCTCCGGGCCGTTGATGGCGCGGGCCAGTTCGGGGCCGCAGAAGGTGACGACGGCGAGCCAGCCGAAGATGATGAGGAAGGAGAGGGCGATGAGGGACTTCATGGGTGTGGGTCTCGGGGTGATTAGGCGATGAACCAAGCGGCGATTTCAGCGTCGGTCATGTCGGCGACCATCGTCTTGAACTCGGGGTTGGCCTTCGCTTGGGCGACGGCCTTCTCACGATTGAGGTCGGTCACGCCCTTGAAGCAGGAGACGAAGCCCTTCTGCGTGGTGGTCTTGAGGTAGTGGGCCTTCTTGATGGCCTCGCGGCGAACCTTGGCGACGATGCGGGCGGTCTCCTTTTTCTGCTCTTCCTTGCCGACGATGATGTCAATGAGGTCGGCGAAATCGAAACCCTTGTCGGCGAGGAACTCCCAGCCCTTGACATCGGCGGGGCTGATGGACTTGGCGAACTCCTCGGCGGTAGTCTTGGCGGCGGGGTTGACGAAGTGCAGGAAGGTCGAACCTCCGTGGCCTTCGTTGCTGGCTTCGCCGATCGTCTTGCCGTCGATGAGGACGGACGCGGTGAAACAGGTGGTCTCTTCGCTCATCCACTTCACAGTCTTGAAAGACTTGAGGGAGAGGCGCGAGAGGTTGGAGGCGGTGTTAGTTGTGCTCATGGTTTTGGTGGTGCCCGGACACTCTCTCAGACCAAATGCATTCCGTCAAACTCTTTTGCCGAAACTTTTGACGGGGGCTTTTAGGGGGTCAAAAGCCAGCCATAGGTCGGCCATAGGCTACCCCTTTAAAGGCCTCTCCCTGCCCTTCCTAGGCCTTTTGACGGCGGGAACGTAAGAAGACCGCCACCCCTACCCCTAGACACCCCACGGCCAAGGCCCAACCGAGGTCGCGGACGGACTTCAGGGCCATGGTCGCCGTGCTCATGTTGCGCTCAAGGTCGGCGGAGTCGGACTTCAGGCCCGCGTCCGTCACGATCATGACCAGGGCGTCAGTCGATTGCAGCTGGTCGAGGACATACCCGGCGATGTAGGCCGAGGAGAGCGCCGACAGGCCCGCGAAGCCCGTCAGCAGGACGACGGCCATCAGAAGGTTACCGCTTCCGCTTTCCTTTGCCTGGGGCTTTTGCTTTGCCATTGGTTTTCTTGCCGGCGATCTCGCCGACTTCCTTTTCCGCTCGAGCTTTGAAGGCCTTGAGAAGGTAGTCCAAGGCCTCGGGCGCGCAGTACCCGATTGCACCGATGGCGCCCATGCGAAGGCCGGGGCTCTGGATATGTTCGGCGATGGCGTAGCCGGCGACGCAGGACGTGATGCCCGCGGCGAGGACGCGCCTGATTACCCAACCAGGGGAGACGGGAGTGGTACTGAGTAGGAGCCTGGCGCACATGGCCATGCCCCCTAGGACGGCCGCCACAACGCCGTCTTTCACTTCGGTCGGCAGCTCTTCGGGATTGATGGGCGATGCGCTCATGGGTTGATGACGGTGCGGCGGTAGCCTAGGCGCCACATGGCTTCGGCGATGCGGGTCGCTCCGGCCTCGACCGCGTCTTCGTCGAGAAAAGGATAGGTGTCGTGGATGAGCTCGTGGACGACCGTGTCGATGAGTTCATGTTCAGGCTGACGAGGGTCGGCGTGGATGTCGCCGTAGCCTTTCCAGCAGTAGCCGAAGGGTGTCTTGCATTTCGGATCGTGCGAGGGCTTTGCCTTCCCGAGGATGCGGAAGGTGAAGTGAGGCTCCGCGTATTTGACCGCGGGCGGGTCAGACTTGGGGCGGGGCTTGCTCATCGTCGGAAGGAGAGGGCTTGTTGACCGAGTCGCGCACCTTGTCGGCGAGCCACCAGAGGCCGAGGCCGCAGGAGATGACGATGGTCGCACCGGCTGCATACTCGAACCAGGGCGAGTCGATGATGAAGGGCACCGATCCGCAGAAGGCGCCGCAGAGAAGCAGGGGTAGGCCGATGCGGGGGCCTAGAAAGGCGAGGCACAAGGCCCCACAGACTGCGAGGCCAGCGCCCACTAGAGTCCATGTCTGGGATGACATATCCTTCTTCACGCGCTCGACCTCCTTCGTCAGCTCGACGATGCGGGCGTCCTTCAGGCCGGAGACGCGGGCGGCTTCCTTCTGGTCGGCCTCGAGCTTCTCCCATGCCTTGTTGACGGCGGTGGCGAGTTTGCGTCCGAACTCCATCTGCTTGGCGTAGTCGATGGGGTCGGCCTTGGTAGCCCGGGCCACGGCGAAGGCCACGTCCGCCTCGGGGGGCGGGGGCAGATAGGACTGGGCGAGGCGAGACTCCGCGACGACCACCTTCGGCTTGTCGGCGTTCTTCTCGATGGCAACGAGCGCAGCGCCTACGCGGTGATCCGTCTTGTCGAGGTCTTTGCCTAGGGTCTGGACGGCGTCAGGCTTGGTCGGTGCCGGCGGCTGGACAGGCAGGGGCGGCAGGGCGTCACCCTTGCGGAACAGACTGCACCCGGTCAGGGCCAGGACGGCGATGACCAGGAACAGTCGCACAGACTCAGCGGCCCTTGAGGGCGTCGAGGAGGGAGCGGGTCTTCGCTTCGGCCGACTCAAGTTTCGCGCGGTGCTTGCGCGAGATGAGAAGACCAGCGACGACGCCGGCGAGGAAAGATAGAATTGCGGTGATCATGTTAAAGGCTTCCACGATAAATAAAGAACCGGCCGGACTGGTAAACAGACGGCAGGGAAGGATTCGTATTTTGAAGTTCCACTTGAATCTTAATGTTGAAAGCCCCTGAACCTCCAAAGGCGGATGTTTGGCTTATGTAATTAGTATAAAAGTAGGTGCTGCCTGCGACACTTGATCCTAATGGAAATGAAATCATCAGGTTGTTGGAATCGTCATAAACATAAGCACTCACATTCAACCCAGAATACTGTGTATTCATGTACTGGTACGCATTAGTCATTAACATGCTGTTATACATGTCGCCGATGGCGCCAAATTGCAGAGTCCAAGTAAATGTCTCGGGATCTGCACCGTCGCCAGTAACGGTCAGTTGTTCAATCTTAACAAAGAGAGGGATAAGGTCGGCAAAGTGAAAGCCGAAGTCTGCCTCGCTGCCTCCGCCACCGCCACCGCTGACTACTTCCCAGGCGTTGTTCTTGCGGGCATACTGCGAGCCGTCAGCCGGAGCATCGTTAACGACGGCCAAGGAGCCGAGGCCGAGGTTGCTTCGCGCCGTGGAGGTCGAGGCAAGGCCGGACAGGTTGTCAGCCTTGGCGAGGTAATCAGACATTCCCGACTGCGTCTGGTAGGTCGAGGCCGCCGTCGTTGCGGCGAGTTTCAGGTCGAGCGCGTTCTGTAAATCAGTCTGCGAGCTGAGCGTGCCGGTCAGGCTTCCCCAGGCTACGGAGGTCGCAGGAGTGACGCCGCCGACGTTGACCACCCAAGCCGAGTACGTTCCCGAGCCCGTGTGATGGTTCACGTCCACGGTCAGGACGCCAGTGCCGGAGTTGTACGTCAGCACCTCGCCGTGCATATGGTTCGACGCGTCGTAAGAAATCGTGATGTTCTGGGTCGGCGTGTAGGAGAGACCTGTGCCAATCGTGAAGGTCTTGTTTCCGTTGTTGATCGTGTTGCTCGTCGTCGAGGTCGTCAGGTAGCGGTCGCCCGGGATGAGGGTCTGGAATGACGCGTCGAAGTTCGTGCCCGAGTTCTTCGTCAGGACTTGGCCGACCGTGCCGCCAGTGGGCAAGCCGGAGCCGGCGACGAAGGCAGTCGTCTGAATGGAGGTGTCAGGGAACGTGATGCCCGAGGAGGGCGAGATCACGAAGGAGCCGAAGGTCGTGTGCGTCAGGCTCAGGGAGGTCGGCGTATACTGTCCGACGTTAGCGCCTGAGCCTTGCAGCGTGAGGCCGGCGAAGGTCGGGTTGTTGAGCGTGCCTAGGTTGAGGTTGTCGCGGGCCGTGGCGAAGTTGGTCAGGCTGCCGAGATTATCGGCCTTGGTCAGGTAGGGCGTAAGCGCCGAGGCCGTCAGGAAGCCCGAGGGGTTGCCAGTGAGAGGATAAAAACCAGCGGTCACCCAGGACTCGGTCGCGTAGCCGGCGAGAGATAGGGTCGACCAGCCAGTCGCATAATCGAGGTTACTCGACTTGGTCAGGAATTGGCCCGTAGTTCCGCCAGCGGGGACGCCGACGCCTGGAGCTCCTGGGACGCCCTGAGGGCCGGCAGGGCCGGCAGGGCCGGCGGGGCCAGTAGCGCCAGGGGTGGCGACGGTGCCCGACAGCGTTCCCGCGATCAGGCTGTTGAATGTTCCGTTGATGGTCGCCATGTTAAGCTTGAGTGATGGTCTCCTGGATCTGCACGCGGAAGATTGTCGAATGCGTCACGGGGCCGCCGGGGAAGGTGAAGCGGATGTCCCAGCTCGCTAGGCCGAGCGCCCAGTCGGCGGTATCACCGGGGAACGTGGCCGTAAAGGATAGGCCGTTGCCAGCCAGCACGATGACGAGCGGGTATTCCTTCCCGCTCCGATCGCGGAGGGTCGAGGCGATGGTCGTGCCGATGAGATTAGCGGGCTCGCCGGCCCCGGGAACCCAAGTCCAGACGCTGGAGAAACTGTCCCCTCGGGAGAATACGGCGGTATTGGAGCAGCTCATCGGGTCTTCTTAACCCTGCGGAGATTGGCAAGGGGGGCGTCCCTTAGGTCGGCTTGATGACCTCGGTGACCCAAAAGTCATTGATGAAGGTGACCTTCCCGGCCGTGCGCGGGATGGTGACCTCGGCGGCCGTGTAGCCGTCCTCCCATGTGACCTCCCAGTCCGCCTCGCCTGCGTCAGCCGAGGTCGTCCCAAATGTGATTTCAATCCCGCCGTAACCGTAGCCTGGCGTGCTGTTGCTCGGAACAGGGTCGGCGGTGATGTCGAAAGACTTGAAGGCGACCTTGCCCTTGATGACCGTGCCTTCGCTCCAGCAGCTGTAGATGTTGTCGGGGTGCGGGCTGATCTTGAACTTCGTTGTGACCTTCAGTTCGGTCGTCGTCTGAAGGAATGGGTAATACTCGTTAGACGAGGTCGCTACGTTTAAGACCTCGGAGTCTAGGTTCGTGACCGTCGCCTCGTAACTACAGTTTCCCATCTGAGACGGCCCGGATACGCTTTGCTCGTTATATGTGAACGTGATTCCGGCCGTAGGGGTGAAGCCAAAGTTCAGCGCTTCGAAGTCATAAGCATCATCAGTATGCCAGCGCGGAAAGATCTGCGGCATCAGGCTGTTTGGTATGTCGCCCGTCTGCGTGCCGATATCGCCGTTCGGATCGGGGGCGGGCTGGGAGAGCGGAGGGTCGGGGTCGTATTCGTAGACGATGTCGCTGGGATAGGTGAAGTCCCATTCAGACGTCCAGAATTCAAACTGAAGCCACCCTAGCCCGCAACCAGGAGCCATTACGACGGCGATGTTTGCGTCAGGATAGTCCTTCAGCCAGTGCTGGAAAGAATAAAAGCCAATCTGCCGCGGCTTGCCGGTTCCTGTGACCTGCTCGTCAGATAGCTCCGTGCCGTCCCTTGCCAAGAAAGGGTCATTGTCCTCAGGCGTTCCAAGGACGACGTAGGGCTTCGCAGACCTGTTAGGCAGGGCCATGTCAGACCGCGCTCCACCAGTAAATCGCCGAGCTAGTTCCGCACTTGAAGCGCTCAGTCCAAAGGGAATTGCAACCAATGGTCTTAGTGATGGCAAACGTCTCGGTGTATTCGACCGGCTCGGTGTCAGGTATGGCCGTCTTCGTGCCAGTGACGACCGCGATCATAATCCAGGAGTACTCGTCATTGTCGATTTTGTCGTCGGCGCTGACGCGGATGCATGGGTAACCTTCCCCGGATCGGGCAGGGTAATAGGCAGGGGTCGAGCCTGACGACGCGCTGTTCCCGCAGCGGATATAGATGTAGTTCGTCGTCGTCCCTTCGGTCAGGCCGTCGGAGAAGACCTGAATGTCGGGCGGAGGGTCGTTTGTGAGAAGGACTCCGTCGTCAGACTTCACGACCAGGTTGTTGACCATGCCCGGGGTGATGTTGACGTAGTAAGCCTCGCCAGACTTGCGGACGTTATAGGTCGTTAGTGGGCAGACCTCTTCGTCGCCAAGGTTGTAGTTAGCCCACGGCGCCCAGGGCTTCTCGATGTTGAAGTTCGTCCCTAGGCTGGACGAAGTGAACGTGTAGCCGACTCCGGGTTGAATAGACATCGGTCAGAGGTTGATGTAAACGTCCGGCGGCCAGCCTTCCTTTGAGAATCGGATCTCATAGTTTACCTTATAAATCAAACCGAACTCTTCGACGTTGGCCTGAGAGAGAAGGTTTAATTTCCCGTAAGGGCCTGTTCCGACTTCAGCCCAGTCGGGGAGAAGCTTGAACGCTCCCCAGGTATTGCCGGCGACTGCCGTGCCTAGGGAGTCGATAATCATGCGAGCAGACTGATGTGCATTGACATAAATCACGCCAGTGTAGGTCGTGGTCGTTGCGAGATATTGAGTCTTGCCGAAAAGATAAGGGACGGTCGGGTCGACGAAGCCGATGAAGCGCCCGCCCATGCCCGTCTCGAAGCACGCGCCGTTGTAGCCTTCGGAGGACGGGACGACGACGGGCTTGCCGGCGTTCGGAGAAGGAGCGACCGCGATGACCGTGACGGGAGGCCCGAGGGTCGAGTCGTCGTAGAGACCGCCGAAGTCGGAAGGCAAGCCTGCGAGAGGGCCTACAGTATACCCGCCAGCCTGCTCAAAGAAGTTAGGATGAGAGGTGATGTTCTCGGCGGTCAGGCCGTTCGCCGCGGAGGTGTTTGCGTTAGTCCATGCGCCGCTGTTGACCGTCGGGTCGATGCCGACGTAGTCCACCTTCACCGTCTTGAACTGAAGGTTGTCGTAACTGATGCTGGACTTGTGCGCCTTGAGATACGTCAGGCCGCCGAAGTCCAGGGGGGCGCCGCGCTGCGTGACCGGGACGGCGGTCGCCCAGTCGCATTTATAGGTCGCCGACGCGGTGACTAGTCCGAAGCCGTCCGACATGACGGTGATCCCGGGCTGGATAAGCTCGGAAGAGAGGGCGTTGCCTGTGTTGACGATGGCCATGGTAGATTAGACGGCTCCCATCTTCTGGAGGGTAAGAGGAACGGCCTCAGTAAACGGAGAAGGAACCATGCCGCCGCGGTTGATGAGGCTCTGCTCCTGAAGGATGATCTTAATCTCCTCGAGGATCTCATTCTGGCGGGTCATCTTTTCCATGACCGGGTTCGCGCCGACGCCGACGACCGTGCCGAAACCTTCGGGGCCCTTGAACGAGCCGGCCTTTTTCTCGGCTTCCTTGTCCTCGAAGATGGGTTTGAATGCCTTACCCTCAGGGGAGTTGAGAAACGCCTCAAGAGCCTTCTGCTGGAACTCAGGCGAGCGAGGCATCATTTGCATGGCGGCAAGTTCGCCGCCTTCTTGCATATATGGCCCCCTGCTAATTGCCATATCCATGGCAATCTTCTGACCTTCTGGAGTCTTTAAGAACTCACGGGCCATCTCAACGCGGCCTTCTTTGGCAAGTTTCATCTCTTCTTCGCGCGCCTTCTTGGCCTTGAAGAATTGGGCCATCTTTGCCTCTTCGGCGCTCGCATAGACGGTCTCGCCTTTGGCGATCAGATCGAGTCCATCCTTTGCGTCCTGCTTTGCCTTAGCCATCGCCGAGCTAATCATCGAGATGGCCCCCTGAAGGAGAACCATCGGGGCGGCGAAACCTAGGAAGATGTCCTTGAATGATGTGCTAAACTTTTTGCCAATGTCTTCGACCTGTTTCCCGAAACCAGTCGTCGCCGTCTTGGCCTTGTCCATAGCCTGGGGAACGTCCGAGGTCGTCTTGATGTTTACGGTCAGGTCTTGGGCCATGGTCTCTTTACCCTGCGGGATTGGCAACGGGGGCTTCCCCTTCGCCGGCCTTCAGCTGCTCTTCGATGTAGGCCTCCTCTTCCGGGGACATGATCGCCACGTCGACGCCCTTGCGCATGGCGAAGGCCGCGTTCAGCCAGACGGCCTGGCATTCAGGCATTTCCCAGGCCCGCTTCTCGTCGATGCCGTTCGCCACTAGGTTCGCGACGATGCTCATCGGCCAGGGGAGGCCCTTGTTCCCGCCGCTCTTCTTCTGATCCTGCTCCCAGAACTTCGGCCAGTCGTCTACCAGGATGTAACCGGCGAAGGCGTTCAGCAGTATCTCGAACTTTGCAGGGTTGTCGTTAAGCCGTGAGAGGCGAAGGCGGTCAATCAGGCCGACCTCCCCGAGCGGTTCCTCGGCGCAGACCTGACAGGCGAAGAGCAAGTCGGCAGGGGTGATGCCGCGGGAGCCGGTGACCAGGGGAGAGTCAAAGGCATGCAAGCGCACGCGGTACTTGAGGCACCACGGGTAAAGCGAACGACCCAGCAGCTTGAAAGGCGCCGGGTCGATGTGGGCATTCAGGAAGCGACGATCCACTCCCTTGAGACTACGCCCCTTTCGGGGGTGTCAATTAGTAGGTGATCTCTTCGTAGGACTCGGCAGTGACCGAGACGCTGACGAAACCTTTCGAGCTGCCGCGGTCGTCCACTTTTGTGATGACTCCCGAGAAGCTGACCGAAGCGGAGCCGCCAGGGTAAGCCGAGGCGGTCTTCGCGGTGAAGGATAGGGTCGCGCCGAGCTGCGGGACGGACGTGAGTTTCGCCACGCCCTCGACGGTGATCTCGGAGCGGCGGTCGTCGTAACGGGCCGTCACGGTCAGGCCGGACTCATTGACCACCGTGCCGGTGTTGTTGAATCCAGAGCTGACTGAGTAGGACTGCACGAAAAGGGAGGCCACTTGGCCGGCGCCAATTCCGTAGAGGCAGACTACGCCTTTGTTTACTTCGCTCATCTTACTCCTGCTTTAATTGGCAACCTACTCGGGGTTCAGGCAAGTGAGGATGTCGAAGGCGAAGGAAGTCGCCCAGGAGCGCTCGTCGATGCCCTCGTCTTCGGAGCGATAGGTAACGTCATAGCAGAGCGCGTCGCCGGTCACCGCGAATGCGTCTTGGATCAGGCCCACGCTCCGCATGCAGTCTGACAGGGCGGCGCAGCGGGCACGGTGGACGGCCAGCGCAGTGTCGTCGGCGTTCGAGAAAAGGGTGATGCGGACGGAGCAATCGAAATTGCCGAGGCCTTCGGGGAGGTCGCCAGGAGCCCGGGCGGAGTCGCAGAGCACGACGGCCTTGGGCAGGGTCTGGGTCGCGGCGCTGTCACCCGTGAGGATGGCCACGCCGGCGAGACCAGCCTGGGCGGTGAGGTAGGTCGCGAGCGTGCCCTCGACGATGTGGCGGATGGATTTGGTGAAGGCCATGTTATTTGCGGTTAAATTTGTCGACGGGTTTGCGGAGTCGGTAACGGATCATCGCGGGCATCTGCTTCACGCGGTTGCCGTAGACCAGGCCGAGGACTCCCGCGTCGTCGGCGATTGCGTTGATGTTGCCTAGGGTGTTCGTCACGGAGACTTCGGCGATCTTGTCGGTGAAGGCCGTCACGTTAGTCCCAGGGACTCCAGAATGCGAGGTAATCCAAGAGGCCTTGCGCAGCTGGGCACCGGGCTCGCCTTGCTGGCCGTTGTTATCCTTAGGGCGGGGGAGACTGGCAAGGGCCTTGGCCCAACCTGACTTGACCGCCCCGACCATGGCTTGACGGCGCTCAATGTATTCCTGCAACTCGGACTTGTCCTGCACGAGCAGCTTGGCGGTCACCGGGCGGCGGCCCTGCTTGATGCGTCCGCCGAACTTACCTTTGACCTGGTCATGGATTGTCCGCAGATCACGGACGAATCCCTGCGTGCCATACTCGCTTTTGATGGGGTTTGCACGGTTCAAGAAGTTCTTGGCCTTGGCAAAGGCCCGCTGCTTGTCGGCGTCGGCCGCGATCTTCGAGAGGACGCTGCGCTGGCCGAGCATGCCGGAGAGTCGGCCACCTTCGGTAAGGCGCGAGAAGGTTCCGAAGTCGCCGGCCTTGACCGCGAAGGCCATCTGGTTAACGAGGTTTCCAGCTACGCCCTTGGCCGAAGAATCGTTAGCGGCCACAAAGATCTTGGAGATGTCGCCGGCTACGGCGCCGAGGCCCGCCTTCTTGGCCGCAGGGGTAAGGCCTCCGCCTCCGCCCTTGACCAGTGGGGGCGTGAAGTTGGCCGCGTCCTGGCAAGCAAAGGCCGCTTGCTCGAGGACGGCGTCGCGCATGGTGATCTTGGTCGCCGCGGCGAATTGCCGACAGGCCTCCACAAATTGAGCGAGGGACTTCGGCTCGATGGAGACCTTGGCCGGCATTACTGGTTGTCGTCGATGACGACGAGCGTCACCCAGGCCGACCCGGGCTTATAGGTCTGGGTCGTGATGCGGACGTTCTTCCCGCCGGCCACGATCTTCTTGCCCTGGGCGAGGGAGGCGATGGGGGAGCCGCCGACGATGATGGCCGTGGATGCCCCCGTAGACCCATCTGGAAGGCTCCAGGAGGCCGTTGCGGCGGGGAGGCGGACGTTGTACTGGGTTCGCTCCATATAGCCCCCAGCCTCGAGCACGGTCTGCACGGCGGGGTCGGAGATGAGGCAGGAGAAGGTGATGGCCCCGGAGTTGGCCGACCCGGCCACGCCGAAGTCGGCGACCATCTCCTTCGCGTCGGGCAGGAACTCAGCGTACAAACTCATAACCCTGCGGCCATTGGCAAACAGGCACAAAAAAGGGGCCCCTTGCGGAGCCCCTTCGATTCCGTCGTCAGACCGCTTAGGCAGCGGTGACGTAGCGGACGAGGGAGGTCGAACGGCCCTTGTTGGCGCCGACGAGGATCTGAGCGATGCAGCGGATGTTGCCCGTCTCAGCCTGACCGACGAGAACCTGGACGGAGAGACCAGACTCGGCGGTGGCGACGCTGGAGGTGAAGCCAGCGATTTCGGCCATCGGGATGCCGGTGGCGACGAGGAGCGAGTCCGGGCCCATGGCCACGCCCGCGAGGTTCTCGACGTTCGGGATCTGGTTCCACTGGTAGATGTCCATGCCGGCGACCTGACCGACGGAGCCCGTGGTGACCACGGCGTTGGCGGCCGGGTTCAGGGAGCCGTAGATCTTGGCGTCGTTACGGAGGGCCTTGAGGTAACCGTTGCCCGCGAGGAAGGAGCGGGGCTGGCCGGCCTTGGCGGTGTCGAGGAGGAACTGAGCGTTCACGACGTCGTCATAACCGAAGTCATTGAGGGCGACGATCTCTTCGGTGGCGAAGTTGGCGGTCGTGAAGACGGAACCGATTTCGGCCCAGGTCTTGTCGACGATGGCCTGAGCGGCGGTCTTCGCGTAGGCGTTGATGAGGTACTGCATGCCGTACTCCTGGATGTCCAGGGGGCTGAACTCATCGACGTACTTGAAATGCTTCAGGGTGACCGAGGAGGAGGTCATCTCGGCGCCGTCCACGTCGGACAGGTTGTTCGAGACCTTGTTGAACTCCGAAGCCGTGCCAGCGCCCATGATCGGGACGAAGACGGTCTTGCCAGCGCGGCCGACGGAGGCCGAGAGGTTGACGGAGACGTTGTTGAGGATGGGCAGCTTGCCGGCGACGGTCTGGACGATGTAGTCAGACAGGATAGCCGGAGCGGTAGGGAGGACGGTAGCCATAGTAGTGTGTTAGGGAGTGAGGGTTAGAGGGAAATGAGAGCGGCCTTGTGCGCGTTGAAGAACGCGATGCGGGCCTGACCAGGAGGGAGAGCGAGGTAAGCGGCCTTAATGTCGGCGTTGCTCATCTTGACCGGGGAGTCGCCCTTCGGAAGTTCGACAGGCTCGGTGCCGAAGGAGGCGACGATCTTCGCGGCTTCCTTCGAGGCGGTGGCCTTCGAGCCTTCGAGCTCGGCGACCTTGGCCTTCAGCTCGGAGGCTTCCTTCGCGGAGGCTTCGAGGGCGGCGGTCAGTTCGGCGACCTTGGAGGACGACGCGGCGGCTTCGACCTTGAGGGACTCCAGTTCGGCGGAGGCGCCGACGGTCATCTTCTCGACGGTGGTGCGGAGGTCGTCGCGTTCAGCGGTAAGGCCCGCAAGCGAGGCGGCGGCCTGGACGAGTTGCTCTTCGATGGTCATGCTAGTCCTGCGGAAATTGGCAACCTTGGCCGAGGGGACGACGGCCTCTTCGACCTCGTCTTCGACTTCCTCTTCGGACTCTTCGACAACCTCGGGGACATCCTCGGGGGCCATGACTTCGACGCCCAGGGCGGCCACGGCCTCGCGGCTGTCGGCCCGGTTGTCGATAAACAGGTCGACGCGCTCGCCTTTGTCCAGGCGCTCCTTGATGACGCGGGCCTTGAAGACCGGCGCCTCTTCGGAGCCGTCATTCATGATCAGCTCCTGATACTCGAGGCCAGTGGCGGCGAGGTCGGCCACGGTCTTCTCGCGGTCGGACTCGGGGCGGTTGGTCAGGATGACCACCTCTTCGGCGGCCTCGTCGATGTAGTCGATGACGCGCTCGACGGGCTGGCCGTCTTTCAGGATCGTGTCGTCGATGTCAGTGAAGATGCGGGGCATAGGTTTAGAAAGATGCAAGGGCCTTGGAGAAGGAGTCGGCGAGGCCAGTGACTAGGCCCTGGGCGGCGGCTTGCTTACCGGAGAAGACCTGACCGCGAAGGGCGGAGTCGGCGACCATCTTGCGCTTGGCACGGATGGCGGCCTTGAAGTCTTCATGGATGCCGTCGACCGAAGCCTGGAGGTCGGCCATCTGTTCATCGGAGAGGGACGTCCCCTCGATGCCGGCGCCCTTGAGCGGTGAGCCAGAGGACTTGATGACGACCATGCGCACGCCCTGGGACTCGTAGAGTTTGGACATGTCAGGAATAGCCATGTAGACGCCCACGGAACCCACGACCGATGAGGGACTCACGGTCACCCTATCTGCCTGACTTCCGAGCCAGTAAGCAGCCGAGGCCATCTCGGAGTCGGTGTAGGCCATGGTAGGCTTGCCCACGTCGCGGATCTTGTTGGCGAGCTCTTCGACGCCGGTGACCGTGCCGCCAGGGGAAGAGATATTAAAGGCAATCTTCTCGACCGCAGGGTCGGCCGCCATCGCGTCGAGCGTGGCAGAGATTTCATTGACGTCGGTCACGCCCATCATGCGCTCGAGAGGGCTGACGCCCTTGGAGATCAGGCCGACGATAGGGATGACGCCCACGCCGTTCTGGATATACGGGGCAGGGGCTACGCCGAAGATCTGGGCGAGCATGTCGGAGAAGCCGAACTTCTCGGCCATGACCGCGAAGTCTTGAGCCTTGGACGGGTCGATGAGCATCGGCTCACGGCCCTTGAGTGCATGGGAGAGGAATCGGGTCATTTCTTTTCGTTAAGGTTGGTGCCGGGGAGCGGTTCAGCCTGGTCGACTTGGGCGACCGTGCCGAGCGGGGTGTTCGTCGGGCGGAAGAGCAGCTCGAACGGGATGCCGTACTGCTTCGCTAGGTTCTGAATATGCGCCATGTCGGCGGCTCGCTTCTCCATCTCGGAGCGGAAGTCGAGGCCGCGCTGGCCGTAGAGCTCAGACATGGACATCAGGCCCATCTCGATGTCGGCCCGGTCGTTCGCGGCTTCGCGGCCAGCGTCGACGGTGACCGACTTCGGGGTCGTCCAAGAGGCAGACCACCAGCGGGGGTCGTCAGGGATCTCGCCGCGGGCGATACCGTCTGCGATTATGTACTCATACGTTGGTTGGCAAAAGGCCTCCACGATGACATTCTGATATTTTCCGAAGACCCGTGCGCTCTTCGCGGTGACTAGGCGAACCCCGGCTCCGCCGGCGGCGGTGACGTCCTTCACGAATTCGTAAGGGAGGACGGAGCAAATATCTTTTTCGAGCGCCGCGAGGAAGCCGACGAAGGTCGAGTTCGGGCGCTTGCTCTCGAAGGACTCGAAAGAGTCAGAGGACTCGAGCACGATGGCCTTGCCGCCCATCTGGCTTGCGATGATCTCAGCGGAGTTATGGTTCGACGAGATCTCGGAGGCCGCGTCGTCGTCGAGGAAGCCAGAGCCCTTCTTGATGACTCGGGTCACGTCGCCGTTATCCTTTACGGCCCGACGCTCGAGCTCGAGGATTTCCTTCACGTCCTGGATGCTGTTGAGCGAGGACTGAAGCACCGGGACGCCGCGAGAGCCTGAAGCGGTCTCCATGTCCATGACGTGCATCACGGACTGAGCCTCGACCTTCTTCGACGAGCCGTCGGCCTTGTAGACGTTGTAATAGGTCGGCTCGTTATACTTGCCGAAGCCGATGCCGTCCCAGCAATCAGCAGGGGTGTCTGCGTCGGTAGGGTCGCCCACGCGGTGGGCCTCGATGGTCTGGATCTGGGCGCGGTCACCGTTGACGACCTTGATGGCGAAAGCGTCGCCGTCGCGGATAAGGGCGCGGATGAGGATGGCCTGACACTGATAGAAGGACTTGCCGGAGACGTCGATGCGCTTGGACTGGCGGGCGAAGTACTCCTCGTAAAGACGGGATGTCTCGGGATTATCAGCGTGCGCCTGGGGCTTGATGCCGTCGCCGACGACGTAGATGCACAGGTCGTTCAGGATCTGGCGGAAGAGCGCGGACTCGCGCTCGGCCCAGCGGCATTTCTTGACCATCTCATTGCGATCCCAGGGCGAAAGGTCGCGGCGCATGTCGTCCGGCTGCGGAGCGTAGATGACGCGGCGAGCGTAGGTCTGAACGGTGCTGCCCCACTGGTTGCCGCTGTACTGATTGTTGAACGTGGCCCCACTCGACGCGGCCTGAGGCGCGGTCGTCGGCTTCTTCCTCGCGGAAGACTTGGCGGGCTTCTGGTCTTTCTTGCGGGGGGCCATAGATTATTCGTATCGGTTATCCCATCGGGTGTAAACCATCGTCGAGCGTCGACCATACTTGCCCGGGTCGAGGCGGCTCAGGGCGAACATAGCCTCGTTAAGCATCTCCTTCGGAGGCAGGGCGAACTGCTTCGTCGCCGAAGAGCCGGAGTCGGAGTAGGACATCAGGGTCTTTCCGTCCATGATGAGCTGAAGGGCCTTCGCCTTGAGGTCGAGAAGCTCGCATTCCGTCAGGCCGATGAAGATACCTTGTGCCATTTAATCTTGCGGTAATTGGCAACGGAGGGGGCGGCGACGCCCATATCCACGCCACGAGCTCTTCTTCCCGCAACTATCGGCGCCGCCGCTTAGGTAAAGTCTCCCCGAGTTCACGCGGAAGGCAAGTCGGTTTCAGTTGTTTCCTTCCCGACGATGCCCCAGCGCACGGCGGCCAGGAGGCCGAGAAGTTCGCAGTCGAAAGCATGGTTATCCTTCTTGCCCTGAGGGAGCAGCCACTGGGGCTTCCCCGTGCGCCTGTCCTTCACGCGGACTTCGGCATTCATCTGGTCGACGTAGTCCTGGCCGGCGTCGAGCGAGTAGGTGAATACTTTCCGAGAGCGTAGGCCGTGCAGGAGGTCTTTGCCGGCGAGGTTCGACCACACGATCAGGACGGCCCGAGCCTGAAGACCGGGCACCATAATGGCCTGTTTATCGGAGTAGAATCGGCGGGTGGTCTTACCGTCCTTAGTCGTGACCGAGAAGTCTTCGTTGCCCGACCCCTTCGCACACTTCCAGCCACGGGCCGCGGTCTGCCGATATACGTCCGTAGCCTGGTCGCCCGAGTCGACCATGACCATGGCCTGATGCACGCCGTGCTTTTTGACGAAGGCCTCGAGGTCGTTCCATGTGTCAATCTTAGCGAAGGCCTTCAAACGGCTGTGCCCGGTGCGACTCCACCGGCGGATGGCACAATAGAAGAACCCTCGCTGCACGTCGATGCCGGCCGTGCGGAACGGGAACGAACCCTCGGGCGCTCCCTCGCGGTCGACGACGCGGCCCTTCGGGGTGATGACTGACTCCCCGTCCCAGTCGTCGGTCATGTTATAGTTCGCAGCCTGGGCGATGTTCACGATCTCCCCGCCCTCTTCGGCCCAGCTGAGAGCCAGCCGCTTCTGCTTGAATTGCCGGCGGGCGTCCTCGTCTCCGTAGATGTCCGCGGCCTCCTTCGCCTTGATCATCATCACGGCCAGCTCGCCCCAGCTCATCGTCGCAAGGCTGTTCCAGTGAAGCCCGATGTGCCCGGAGTTAGCGGCCGATGCCGTCGCGACAAAGGCGCCGCGTCGGTTCGCCTCGAGGCGCGTGGCGTTGTTGTCGGGCAGTCGCTCCTGACAGCCGGCGCATTCGTAAGTCGTGCCGGTGCTGACCTTCTGCAAATCCCATGTTCCTGTCTGCTTTGCCTCGTCCGGGAACCTGACCTGTTCCCATACCCAGGGCTGGAGCGTGTCGCATCGGACACACCGAAAGTTCCAGTCACGTTGATCGGTGGACTCGTGCAGCTGATGGAACTCCTGACCAGCCCTCCCGCCCTGGGACATGAAGATGCGTTTACCCATCCAACCGAAGGCGGTCACGCGTGCGCTCAGTTCGGCGAGGTGGCCCGCCGGCGCCATCCAACATTCGTCTGCGATGGTGTAACGCAGGGACAAGCGTTGAAGGTTGGACTCGTTCCACAGGCCGCGACAGTAAAGCGTCATGCGGTCGAAGTCCGTCGTCGTCGAGCGATCCATGTCGTCGACCGAGATGCGGGCCTTCACCGGCGGGCAGTTGTTCCAGACTGGCCGCATGTAGCGAAGGGCGAAGTCCTTAGATTCCGCATCCGTGCTTTGGAATACCGCGGTCGGGCCTGGGGCGTTCGCGATGATGTGACAGGTGAATAGGCGGGCGAAGAGGGACTTGCCGGACTGGATGCTCGCGAGCACGGTGAGCATCCGCGTCTCGGGGTCGGCGGCGATGCGCAAGGCCTCGGCGATCCACGGCGTCCGCTCCGAGCGGAACGGCCCGGGCATCGGCGAGTCGGGAATGGCGAGCACGTTCTCCTCGAGCCACTCGACGACGTCGCCGGAGTCGGACGGCTTGAGCACGTCACGGCCTACGCGGAGGAGGTCAGTCTTGTTCATCGTTCGCGGAGAGGTCGGCCTTCGTCTTGCGTACCCAAGTCTCGAGCGCCTTCACGGCCTTCGCCGGGTTCTCGGGGTTGCACCCTTCGGCCACGTCGAGGGCCAGCTTGTCGAGGCGGTTGACGACCTCGCCCATCAGTTGACGCATGGCCTCCGTCGCTTCCTTCGCGGCGATGTAGTCCTTAGCCAGGATGAGCCGACGCTCCTGCTCTTCCTCAAGGGCGACGAGGGTCTTGAGGCTCTGGTTGTATGCGGTCTGGTACTTGCCTTGGTTAGGATCTCCGCCCTCCATCGACGCAAGCCAGACGCCGCGGGCCCGACCGACGAGCGCCCGGTGTTCCGCGATCGTGTCGGAGAGCGTTCCGTCGTCGAGCTGCGCCGGCGCGGCCTTCGGCGCCTTCGCCTTGCGCTGCTCCTCGCGTTGAGCCCGCCATGCCAGGGCGGCTTCGATGCTGTCAGTGGGAAGCCCTTCGCGTTTGAGCACGCTCACGCGCTGCGGCGTGATGTTCAAGGCCGTGCCGATCTCGAGGTTGCTGAGTTTACGCGTCATGGCCGAGTGCTGGAGTTCCCCCGTTTGCTGTTTTGGTCAAAACCTTCTTTTCCCCTCGTAAAAAAGAGGGGCAGGTGTCGTCCAACGCGGCGGAATAAGGCCCAAAAGAGATTCCTTAGGGGGGTTGTCGGACGTGCCGACGCTGATACGATTGAACGCTTTCATATGTAAACGAGGGTCAATCATATGTTATGAGCGTATATGAGGGGAGGTAAACGTCACGCGCATCTTGTCCCGCTTGGAGTTGCAATGAGGGAACAGGCCGTGGGCGTCGGAGTTGACGGACAACTGGATGGCCCGGGCTCGCTTGCGCATGGCCTCATGCGACTTGCCATACATCCGTGCGATCATACGCGAGGACAGGCAGCCGGGAAGACTGAGCGCCCATCTGATGAGTTCCGTATGCCGGCGGAAATAAAAATTATCCGACATAGCCAGGGCGTCGATGAAGGCCTTGAGCATGACGGCCACGAGATCGCGGGAGATGAAAGCGTCGACCTCGACGTGCTCATCCGTGCCGGTGTTCATCCAGGCGGTGTGTTCGTCCTTCACCTTGAAGACGTGCCGAGACTGCACCATCTCGCGGTAAGGCAGGACGCCGGAGTTGCGCATCTTCTCCTGCACCTTCTTGGGCTGAGAGAAGAACCATGCGTCAAACGACCGTGCCTCTTCCGCCGGAGCGGTCAGGTCATTCAGTCGGGCCTTGGTCATTCATCTCGGACGGTGCTGAAGGTTTTGACGGGGGCAATGTGCAAAGGTTGTGCCAGGTGTTAGTCCTCGGGACGTAGTCGATGAGGCCGAGGAGGCGGAGCCGGCGGATCAGGGAGTCACGGCGCTTGCGTCGCTTCTTGCCCTTGCGGGTATAGGGGATGTCCAGGAGCAGGGCGTCGAGCTGCGCGGGGGTCAGGGTTGCCGGCCAATCTCTGACGGTCTCGAGGAGGTAGGTCTTCGCCCCGTCTCTGATCTCGGTGGCCCTGGCGGTGGCCTTGACCCGACCCTTCTCCATGACCTGTCTTTTGTTTTTCCAGAGCCAGCGTCGGCGCTTAGAGATCTCGCGGCGGACTGAGAGGTAGGCCAGTTGCTTGGCGGAGAGTTTCCTAGGCATGTGCGTAGACTCGGGAGGCTTGCGGCCTGAATATTATTTATCTTCCCCCGTCGCGCCAGCAGAGGGGGTAGAAGTATAAATAACTACCCCTGCGGTAGACGGACTTGCATACCCTAGCGACGAGGTCATGATTAGGCGGGAAGAGGGGGGCTTAAGGGGGTGAAGGGTAGGAGACCCCTCAGACGTAGTCAGGACGGCTCCTAGGGCCCTTGGCGGGGCTGGAATCGGTACGCTGGGGAGCGGGGTCGGAGCCAGCGGTCGGGGCGTATTCCCAGCGGAGCACCTTGGCCTCCGGGGAGTGTTGAAGGTAGACGAAGCCGGACTTGGCCCAGTTGCCGTCCATGTCCTGAAGGCCGCAACGGGAGGCGCGCTTCGAGAAGCCGAACTTGTACCGGGCGGGCTCGCCCTTCGTGCGGTAGAGGAAGCCGGCGTCGCGGCTGTAGTTCACCCACTCCGCGGATCCGGCGCCGAGATAGGCGAGCTGAGAGGGGGTCATGCTGTCCAGGTCGTCGGCGGACTTCGGCTTGGTCGTGTGGTGCATGTAGATCATGGCGGCCTTGGTGCGCTTGAGGACTGGGTCGACTTGCGTGCGTAGCCAGTCGGTCGTCAGGGACTGGTCGGCGATGTCGAAGCCGGCGTAGGCGAGCAGTGGGTCAATCCAGACGACCTCGGCGCCGTGCTTGACGATGAGGTTCTCGAGGAAGGCCGGGAAGGCCGTGCCGATGTGCTTTGTGTCGCGGACGATGGCGATGTTCTGCTTTAGCCTGGTCTTCTCGCTCTCGGTCATCTTGCACGTCGAGCCCTGCCATGCCTCGGCGATGTCGCCCCCGTCATTCTCGGCCTGAAGGATGAGCGTCCTAAGCGGGCGGACGGGAGTCAGGCCGAAGGTCGATTGCCCCAGGGCCCACGAGGTCGCGATCTGCATCATCAGGGAGGACTTGCCGGTGCCGGAGAAGCCGACGATTGATACGGCGTAGCCTTGGCAGAGCCAGCGGCGGGCCTTGCCGACGAGCACGGTGGGGTCGTCGAGCGGGTTGAAGGCGTCGAGGGCGTCGAGGTCGAACCATTCGCCGGTGTCCTTCTCGCGCTTGGAGGCCTTGCGCTGCTCGGACAGGCGGGCATAATGCTCGAGGAGGGTATCCGGGTCGGTTGCGTTCGCCGCGGCGTCTGCGGCCTGACGGAGCAGGGCAGCGCTTGTGATCAGGTCGACGTGCTCGGGGCGGTAAGCGTTCGTCCCCGCGTCGGTGACAATCAGCGAGACCGTGCCGGCCTCGACCGGCGACTTCATCTCGCGCAGCTTCTGGGTGACGGTCAGCTCGTCGGCAGGGATGCCGTCAACGCCCAGGGACAGCACGGCCCCCACGATGTCCTGATGCGTAGGGTCGAAGAAGTCGGAGGCCTTGAGGTCGGGCGGGAAGGGGAGAGCATCGCGGAGGAGGACGCCGATGAGATGGCGTTCCGCGGCGACGTTGTTCGGCGGGATCATGAGAAGAGAGGAGGGGAGGGATGGGGGCGTGGAGGCCCTGCGTCAAATGTTTTAACGACAGACCCGGTCGAGGTCGGCCTTGCGGTAGTAAGGGACTGAGCGCGGGTTGCGGAGGATGCGGACAGGGAGGGCCATGCCGTCGATGCGGTATTGCACGCCGCGGACGGTGCGCCGGTGCTTGTGCGCGTACTCGGAGAGGGTGACCCACCCCTTGGGGGCCTTGAACTTCTCGAGGGCTTCAGCTGCGGCCTTGGCGTCGGACCAAGACTTGAACCTGGGCGACAGGCGATAGATGAAGCGGCCTCGGCGGACGGTCTTCTGTTCGGCGAAGCCTGCCTTGACGATGCGGGCGAGAGGCAGGGCGACACCGGCTCGGGTGTTATAGCCTAGGAGGCGGACGACCTCGATGGTCTTGTGCCAGCCTTCGGGTGTGTCGTCGGCGTTGATCGCGGCGACGAGGGCGTGGGCGTCGAAGCGCTTCATCGGGCCTTCGGGGTGAAGACCTTAAGGTCGGTTGTCCAGACCCAGCGGGAGCCGACGCGGTGGACGAGCCAGACCTTCCAGTCCTTGCCATCGACCCATCCGGCGGCGAAGCCTGAGCCCCAGCGGGAAGTGGCTAGGCGATGCGACGCGTAAGCCATGGCGTCCTTCTGACAGAGACAGCCAGCAGAGAACGCGGCGCCGCCTTCGGCTTTGGTCAAGTTGACCTGGGCGAGCGTGTGCGTGTGGCCGTGGATCAGAGCGCCTCCGCGGTCGGCGTAGTGCTTGCCCTGCTCGGCGGTGGCGTTCAAGCCGTGGGCGTAGCCATGGATGAAGGCGACCTGACCTAGTCGATAGACGCCCTTCTCGGCGTGGTAAGGCAGGATGGTCTTGGCTCCGCAGCTCTTCGCGGCTGTCTTGATGCGGGCCTCGAGGTCGGCGCAGTAGTCACGCACCAGGGCGGAGCCGGAGGTGTTCTGGAGGGCTTGGGCGCGGTGCTCGTGATTGCCCATCAGGTAGACGGTTGGCTTGGTGCGCTCAAGGAAGGCTTCACCGGCCTCGATGTCGGAGATGAGGGACTCGGCGCCTTCGGCATCCTGCCCGGCTCCACGGCGCAGGGATCGGAAGTCGAAGCAATCGCCGAGATGGACGCGGACGGTCGGCTTGTAGTCCTTGATGAACTCGACCAGGGCCTCGACGGCGTTCTCGTCAGCCATGTCGCCGTGGTTATCACCGAAGGCGACGAAGCGGGTAGGGGTGCTCATTGGTCGAGGTGTGGAATGGGTTTGCCGGCGTCATAGGCCGCGAGCATCTCGTCGCGGTTCTTGCGGGCGGTCTCGAGGTCTTTGCCTAGGTTGTGGACGATGTTGGTCTTCCGCCGGCGGATGCGCAGCCACCAGCAGTCGCCAAGCTTCTGAAGGTGATGATTCGGATTCTCCGTCTTGATGTAGGCGGGCTTGTCGTTCCGCCCGGTTCGGGTATACTTCGGACAGGCGAGCAGGAAGGCGATGCGCTCGTCGGTCAGGCCTGAGCGTCTGGCCCAGGCTATGCGCTCGTCCATGCTCAGGTCGTCATTCATGACTAGAGCCTCCATGTCTTCGCGATGTAGCGGCCCTCCATGAGGATCGTATTCCGCGAGTTGGGGGCGAAGGTCAGCTCGAGGTCGAAGGCGTGCTTCTCGCGGATCTCGAGGATGCTGTCCATCTCCTCCTGGTTGGCGGGGCCGACGCCGGCGGTGGCGACGTAGACGGTGCGCACCTTCCAGCCGAGGTCGATGAGCACGTCCTGACAGACGGCGACCTCGTTCGCGTATCTAAGGTCACTGCATACGACCGTCTCGGGGGCAAGTTCACCGGGCGCCATCTGGATCGGGCAGAAGTTGGCGAGGTTCTTGGCGAAGATGTCGACGTCCAGGGAGCGGGCGAGGCGTCCGCCGGCCACGAGGAAGTCCCGATGTAGGGTCTTGAAGCGATCGTCGTGGAAGTTTCCCTCTAGGTTTAGGGACATGAGGAAGTCATTCCCCGCGTCCTTGAGGTAGTCTGCGAAGTTGGTCTTGCGAGACGGTCGGGTCGACCATTCGAGGATTCCCGAGGCGAGGGTGTCCTTCCCCGCCCTTGCGAAGCCGGAGATCAGGACAAGGGTCGGGGCGGACATGGTGGTCATGCGGCGGCGGAGGCCTTGCGCGTGGCTTTTGCGATTCGGGAGGCGATGCGGGTCTGGCGGCCGGAGATGCCGAGACGACGACGGACGCGGCGGAGGTTAAGGTCGGGCGCCTTGAGCAGCGCCTCGACCAGGGCCTCGCGGATCTTGGCGAGGTTGTTCATCAGTACGGGACGTCTTCGGGGTTGGGGAGGTCGTTGACGACAGGCTTCTGACTGCCCTTAGGGTAGGTCAGCTTGTACTTGTATTGAGGCTTGCCGTTATACTCGCCGGACGGCTCGGCTTCGACGCCGATTAGGCACGTCCTGCCACAGGCCGGGGTGATGTATTCCATGAACTCGGCGGGGGTGGCATCTAGGCGCAGCTCTTCAGTGAACTTGCCGGAGAACTTCCCGACGAGCATCGCGAGGGGCTTGCCCCACTTCGAGGAGAAGGACTTCGACAGGCAGTTGCCCTGGTCGTCGAGGAAGAAGAGGCGGCAGGAGACGGTGCCGTCTTCCCACGCGCGGATCTTATCGAAGGCGGGCTTGATGAGTTTGAGTTTATACGTCCCAGCGGTCTCGATGGACTTGAGGGGCGGGCGGTCTTGGTTCGGTGTGGTCATGTGGTTATCGGGAAATTGAAATTACTTCGTATCCTCCGTCTCTGTTCCAGAGTCGGCATAAAATGGTTATGCGCTCGTCGTTGAGCATAGCGTGGTCAATGGATGTTTTGATGTCCTTATCCTTTGTCCATACCTTAACGTCATTTGAAACGGCTACCTCATAAGAGGTAATCACCGGGCCGACTCCAACTGACTTTCCGGTGCTGGTCACCCCGACGCCGCTTCCAGACCTTCTTTCATTTCGAGTTCCGCCTAAGTGAACCGAGTAGACAGCATGGTCATTCCTGTCTCCGCTGCTTCGTTTAAAAACAGTTCCGCGGAAAAGTATGCTTGTTTCCGTAGGCTCAGAAGGCAAAAGCTGATTAACTCCGATTAAAACAGTGCATAGAAATGCTAGCCCAAGAACCCAGAATAACACAGTAAACGGCCATTCAATAGAGCCGTCGTATTCTTCGACATAAAGTTTCATTAGGCGAAGGTGATGGGGGCGGCGGTGGTCGTGGTCTTCACGTCGATGACCTGGATGTCGTCCGGGTAGGCGGGCCAGATGCCGGACTCGGTGCAGCCCTTATAGGTCGTCAGCGCCTTCTCAAAGTCGGCGATCGCCCAGGACATCAGCTCAGGGCCGACCTCACAGACGGCGCAAGCGAAGGGAGGCTCCTTCTCGATGAAGAGGAAACGGAAGCCAAGGGGGCGTTTGCCCGTCGCGAGCTCGTAGACGAGGCGGTACCAATACGCCTGAAGGTTGTAGCGGTAGTTGCGGATGGCCTTGAGCATCCCAGCGGGGGAGGCGTCGTCGGTGGTCTTGATGTCCCAGAGGTAGTCGCCGGCCACGCCGTCGATGGCGGCCTTCAGCGGGACGCCGCAGTAGTCGACATGGAACATCACTTCGGTAGCGTCGAAGACGACGCCGTGGGTCTTCAGCGCGTGCTCGGCCGAAGTGGCGACATGGAAGCCAAGTTTTGCCTCCTCAGCGTCGAGGATGGTCTTGCCGGCGTTTGCCGTGGCGAAGGCCGCCCAGGTCTCCTTGCCTTCCTTGGTTCGGCGATCCACCTCAGGGGCGGTCGCGTAGAGGTCGTTCAGGGTGTCGGGCTCGAGCACGGCGGCGTGGACGAACGTGCCGAACTTGAGAGCCTTCGTCTCTTCCTGGGGCGTGTTGATGTAGGCCTGATAATGCGCCGGCGAGGTCAGGATGTGCTTGGCGGCGGACTGGTTCAGCGCCGGGAAGGCGCGGTATTCTTTGCGGTCGTGGATTTGTGGCATGGTGGGAAAAGTTTAGAGGGCTTCGTCTTCGTCGTTCGGGTTGTGCTCTTCGACGTGGGCGGAAAGGAGGTTGCAGAGGTCGATGGCGTTGTCGGCGGCGAGGGCCACGCGGTCGAGCTGATTGCGGAGGACGCGCTCATGGGCGATGACTGCCTTGATGCGGTCATAGATCGGCTTGATGTGATAGGCCTCCTCGATGTTCTCGACGTCAAGGCGCTCGAGTTCGGTGGCGGCCTCGTTGATGGCGATCTGGAGTTGCATCAGATCAGACCCGGCGAGGGTCACGGACTCTTCAGGGGTCGGGCGGAGGGCGGCGACTTCGCCGGCTAACTGATTGAGGATGTTCCTCAGGTATTCGCGGTTGGTCATTTGGTAAAGGTAAGTTCTTTAAGCTCCCCGTTAGGTGCGAGCGTAAAGAATCGGACGACGGAGCGGGAGAAGGAGGGGTAGGTCTTGCGCTTCCACGCGTTCAGGTCGGTCAGGAAGTCGGCGTGTTTCCGGGCGGTGAACTCGACGTAGGGGAAGCCGTCCAGGAAGAGCAGCAGGGCGTACTGCTTCGGGACGGTGGCCGCGATCTTCTCGATGCCCTTGGGGATGTCAGCCATGGTTCCGGGCTTCCTGCCATTCCTCGATGGCGTCGATGAGCTCGTCGGCGTGGATGCGCTGCGCGTGGCGGACGCAGTACCAGAGAGCGTCACCGGCCTCGCGCATGCCTTCGAGGCGTTCTTCGAGCTGACGGATGCGGGCGTCCTTGGCGGCGAGGAGGTTCTGGCCGTGCATGGCGCCCATCGCGGCGGAGATGGGGTCGAAGGGATTTAAGTCCTTAGGGTCGCTCATCTGGTGAGGGGGCGGGGGGTGGAGGCACCGCCTAGGATGGACTGCGAAATGGCCGCAGAACGGAAGCCAGAGGCCGCCACGGCCCCATCGTCGTCTAGGTCAACGGAGATTCCGCAAGCGGTCTGGATGGACTGCCGGCGGATGTAGGTGATCGCGCCGCCAATCTTCTGGGCGTCGAGGCCCTCGGACTTGACCATCAGTCGGCCGAAGTCGAAGCGCTCGCCGGACGTGTGCAGGAAGGCGGTGGACACGCCGACCTTGCCCTCTTCGGAGACGAGCGTCTGGATCAGAGCCAGGTTGTGGTCGAGGAGGACGGGCTTGATGGCGTCGAGCAGCGCGTCGAGAGAGACGTAGCGGTTCTTGAAGCCGGGGTTTACTTTGTTTGCTTTGACGTTGTCGAGCTGCGCGAGGGCGGCGACGAGGTCAGCGGTGGCGGACTGGGTTTTGGGCGTGGTGCTCATGTGGGAAGAGTTACTTGTTGCCGACGGTGGCGGGGTCGGCGCCGGCGATGATGGCCTTGATGGCCTCGAGCGTAAACTGACGCGTGCGGCCGCCGATGCGGAGGTTGTAGTTGTCGCCGGAGGGGCGGACGGTGGGCGTCAGGAGACGGGCTACGCGGTTGTCGGGGAGCAGGATGTACTGCGTGCCAGGGATCTCGGCGTTTGGGGAGAGGGTGTTTTTCTTCATAGGTTGGAAAGGTTACAAAAGGGAGGGTTTGCCTGAGTTATGTTAACTCAGTTAATGACGCCGCGGATGGCGGAGTCGTAGATGAGCAGCGCGTCGGCCGTCCAGTCATAGACGTCGGTCTGGGGGAAGAGCTCTTTCGCCCTGGCCTTCAAATGTCGCTTCCAGCCGGAGCCGTGGTCGGCCTTCTTGCCGACGGGATGGGTCTTCTGCCATGCCTTCGGATCGATGCGGCGGACTTGCCAGCCCATGGCGATTGATGCGCCGTAGATCAGGCCGACGTTGAATTGCAGTTTGGCGATGGAGGCGCCGGGAATCTTGGGGCCGTAGCCGGCGACGGAGGGAGTCTCGAGGAACAGGGCGACGCTCTTCGTCTTGCAGGAGAGCTCGGCCATCAGCTCGCAGATCTCGACATCGGAGCCAGGCATCTTCCGCGTCTCGATGCCGATGCCGTCGACCGACCAGACGAAGGCGCCGTTCGCGCCAGGATCCACGGCTATGACCATGTGAGACATGGTCGAAACTTTCAACGGCTCAAAACCTTTTGCGAGCGGAATAAATTAGCCACGCGGAAGGCGTAGTCGTTCGCCCGAAAGTCTCGGCTGCGGGCCTCCGACCAACCGACGTTCCAGACGAGCGCCATCTGTTCGGGGGTCGGGTCGGTCATGCCGATGCGGTGGAAGTTCGACCTGATCCAGCGGAGATGCGAGGCGGCCACCATGTCCTGCGCCGTAGCGTCGCGCCACTTAGACCAGGGGAAGGCGTAGTGGCCCTCGGCCTTGAGGCGGGCGGAGGCGTCGTCCCATGCGGCCTTGCCGACCTGATACATCCCACGCTCACCGGCCTTGCCGATGGCCTTGCGGTTGTGCCCAGACTCGACCGCGGCGACGGCCTCGAGGAAGGCGGCGTCGGTCTTGGCTTGGGCGTTGAGGCCGAGGAGCAGCAGGGCGACGACGGAGAAGCGCTGGTTTAGGGTCATGGCTGCTTGCCCTCCTTGGCGGCGGCCCAATCTGCCTCTAGCTTCTTGCGGCGTTCGTAAGGCACTTCCCAATCGACCATGTCCGCCATCGCATCCCCGGCCTTGGTCAGCCGCTCGACCTCGGCCTTGAGGCGTTCGATTTCCTTAAGGTGTTCGGAGTTCTTTTCGAGGAAGGCTTTGGTCTGGATGTAAAAAGCCTCCTGCCAAGTCCGTCCCTTGATGTCCTTGATTTGTCCTACGATGTCTTCGCTCATACGCGTCTCGGGACTTGTGATCCGGCGACCTCGAAGCCGTCGAGCTCGTAGGAGTAGGTGATGCCGACCCAGCCGCCGGCGGCGGCGTAAGCCTGGAGGGAGACCTTGACGGCGCCGTCCTCGTGCAGGGCCTCGTGGTAGTGGTGCAGGAGTTTCTTCATGCGAGTCGAGGCGATGGCCGACTTGGCGGAGCAGATGTCCCCGGTCATGATGCGCTCGTTGATTTCATATATCTCGGACAGCAGGGCGACCATGCCGTCGAGGTGGCGGAAACTACTCATGGGGGTGAGCGTCGGGGGTGATGGCGCCGCGGGTGATGGCGTCGTTCAGGTCGCTGACGCGCTGACGGAGGAAGTGAATCTCCTCGGACTGGTCGGAGATTATATGCGTCTGCATGGTCACGGCTTGGTCGAGGCGGTCGGAGAAGGCCTTGAGGGCCACGGCGTTCTTGTGCAGCTGACGGGCGATGCTCCATGGGAAGAGCCACCAGAGGCGGGGGAGGGAGTCGGGTTTGATGATGGTCATGGGTTGGTAGGGGCGGTGGGATGGGTCAGGCATGGGTGGAGGTGGGTCGGGAGAAGCGGCGGGCCTTGCAGCGGAGATAGTAAGCGCGCTTCATGGCCTTGACCTTTTCAGGATGGCGAAGCCTCCAGCGTTTGACGTTTGCCCGGTGACGCTCGGGGTTGCTGTATTTGGGCTTGCTGACCTTGCCGAGCCAAGTCGTCTGGGTCAGTTTAATCCACGTCGCAAAGGTCTGCCCGGTCACGCCCACGACCTTGGCGGCAGCCTCCTTGCTCATGCGGGCCGCGTTGAGCGCCGCGATCTGCGGGAGGAGAGCCTCCAGACGGCGGGCGTTGAAAAGGGCGATGGGCTTCAGCAGCGGGATGTCGCGACCAAGGAAGGTCACCGAGGAGACGAACTGAAAGTTAGCGTCAGGCATGGTCTTATTTCGTGCGCTTGGCGTACGGACCGCGCTTGTTGAGGTTGACCCACTGCGTCCCGGTGATGTCGAGCCACTGGCGGAGGGTGCAGACGGTCGTGTCCAGGGCGGCTGCTGCATCGGCCTGCGTCTTGCCGGCGGCGTTGAGCGCGGCG